AATGCAGCAGAAGCTAAGAGAAATGCAGCTAAAATACAAAGAACTCCAGCATGGTTAACAGAAGAAGATCATTGGATGTTTAAAGAAATATATTCTCTAGCTAAGTTAAGAGAAGAACTAACGGGTATTAAATGGCATGTAGATCATAAAATACCATTACAAGGTGAGTTAGTATGTGGATTACACGTACCAACAAATTTACAAGTTATTACTGCTAAGAGTAATCTCGAAAAAAGTAATAAATATGTAATTGAGGATAACGTATAATGAAATTAAATAAAGAAATGCAGATTAATGCTAATTTTAAGATTAAGGCTGTAAATAAGGAAAAAGAATCTATTACTATTGAAGGATTTGCTAACACTACTGATAAAGATAGGGCTGGAGATGTAATACTTGAAGAAGCTTGGACTAAAGGGGGTCTTGATAACTACTTAAAGAATCCTATTTTACTTGCTTTTCATAATCATGAACGCCCTATTGGAGAAGTAACGGAGTATAGTGTTAATAATCAAGGATTAAAGTTACTGAATACAGTGTTAATCAAGAAGGTTTGCGAGTTGTAGCCGAAATTAGCAAAGCTGCTGGAGACGTATATAATTTAGTGAAGGAGGGAGTACTAAAAGCTTTCTCAGTAGGGTTTCGAGTGAAAGACGCCGATTATGACTCTGAGACAGATATCTTTGTAATAAAAGATCTCGAACTATATGAAGTATCAATAGTTAGTGTTCCAGCAAACTCAAATTCTATATTTTCAGTACAAAAATCTTTTAAAGATGAAGAAGAATATGATGAGTTTAAAGACTCGTTTAATAATGATAATAAACAGGACTTGGAGTTAGAACTCGAAGATAATGTTACTAAAGGAGAGAAAAACGTGGATAAAGATAATATTTCTTTAACACCTGAACAGGTTAAAAAATTACAAGATAAGGCTGTTGCTGATGCATTTGCTGCTAAAAAAGCTGAAGATGAAAGAAAAGCTGAAATTGCTAGTATTGCAGCAGAAGCTGGTACATCTGGTGCAGAACGCCTAATCAAAGAGCTTGAAGAAAGACTTCAAGAAAAAACTAAAACTGTAACTGAATCTTTAGATTCATTACGAACAGAACTTAAAGAAAAGCAAGATGAAATTATTGCTTTACAAACTAGTAAAATGTCATTTCATGATACTCGCAGTAATACACAAGTTTCAAATGATGAAATTGCTAAATTTGTTTTAACTGCTAAAATTATGAATAAATCTATTGAAGAATTAGATGCATATAAAACATATATTGAAAAAGCTGGTGATCACTTAGGTGGAATGACTACTCCAGATGATTGGGAAACATTATTCTCTACTAATTTATATTCTGATATTCAGGACAAATTAGTATTAGAACCATTGTTTAGTAATAGAATTAAAATGAATGCTAGAACTTTAGTTCTTCCATATAATCCAGAAGCAGGACACGCATCATGGGTAGCGGATTCAGCATATAAGTCTTCAGATGGTTCATCAACTGGTGTAGCTAGAACTCAAACACCAGCAGATACTCTATTAAAAGCTGAGAAATTAGCAACAAAAGAGTTTTTAGGTTATGAAGAAGAAGAAGATTCAATAATTGCAATTATTCCTTTAATAAGAAATGCTATTGTTCGTAGAATGTCTCGTACAACAGATACTGAATTATTACGTGGTAATGTAGGTGTTGAAACTGTTTCAGGTCTTACAGGTAATGCCTTAATTAATGGTGTTGCTACATTTGCAACAGATAATTCATCTTCAGTTACACAAGATGGTACTTTCGGTGCAGCTAATCCAATTACTGTTGCTGACTTACAAGCTACGCGTAGACAAATGGGACCTTATGGATTAAATCCAAGTGATGTAGTATACATTGTATGTGAAAGTGCATATTATGATCTATTAGAAGATCCAGATTTCCGTACAGTGGATTTAGTTGGTGATAAAGCTACTATTTTACGTGGTCAAATAGGTTCAGTTAATGGTTCTCCAGTAATTGTTTCTGATTCTTTCGCTGCTTCTGCAGTTGGTACAGTTGCTGCTGTTGCCTTAAATGCTTCTAATTTCCTATTTGGTGAGTTACGTGGTATGATGGTAGAGCGTGATCGTGATGTAGAAAATCAAAAGAATCTTTTAGTTGCTACTCGTAGATTTGCGTTTACTGAATTAATTCCAGGAGCTACAAGCTCTGCAGCATTAATTTACCCAGCATCATAAGATAATAGTGAACCTTTTTAGGTTTACTTTTGAGCTGCTTAATTTGGCTTATGTAGGGGTGTAAAAACCCCCTACTATTTTTAAGGATAGTAATGGAAATTTTGAAATTAAGTAAATACAAGGAAATAAAAAATATTACAAGTACAGAAAGGGATATAACAATTACTCAGGCAATTAAGTCAGTAAATGCATTTATACCTAGCTATTGTAATAGACAATTTACTGAGTATTTTTCTACAGATAAAACAGAGTATTTTGATGGTGTAAATGAGTTTGAAATTTACCCAGATGTATACCCAATAGTATCAGTAACAACATTAAAAACTTCATCAGATGGTGGGCAAACTTATGCAACTACATTAGATGAATATACAGATTATATTATAGATGATAAAACATCTCGTATAGTATCTACTTCAGATTATTTTATTTCTACTAATATAGCTATTAATAGCGTTCAGTTAATATACAAATTTACAAATGGCTGCGGCACATTTAGCGGAATATTATTTAGAAGAAGCATACACACCTAAGAAAGCCTTTTCAGGTGTTAGTATAGAGAATTTAAGTGTTATGGATAGTTCAGCGAAACTACCAGCACATATCAGAAGAATTTTAGAACACTATAGGTCTTTAAATATTTAATTATGGCTAAATTTTCAATTAAAAAATTAAAAGCAAAACACGCAGGTGCGTCAGACGCTGATTTAGCTAAAATAGCACTTAAAGCATATGGTGATAAGTTTGCTAAACAGGAATTACCTAATGCAGAAGAGTTAAGATCTATATTAGAAGCTTTCCCTCTTAGTTACTTAGATTTGAAAGATAAAGCACTACAGGAAATGATTTCATTTTCAAACATAGCAATAGAAAAAAGAAGAAAGCAAATAGCTGACCTCGCAGCACCTAGCACAGATAGTGAAGGTGGGCATAAAGGTGGCTTAACAACAAACTTACAAGCATCACAAAAAAGACAAGAAAAGTTTCTAAACCAAGAAGCTATGTCATGGGGAGAATTAAACTCATTACGTAAGGATGCAGGATTAGACCCAAAGAATCACCATTTAGGACAAAAGGATATTTCAATATCTTTATTAAGATTAAAATTTATAGAAAATAATTGGCCTAAAGACAAGCTTTCCTCAACTCAAATAACACAATTGAAGAAAGCACAAGTATTACTAGCTAAGATAGATAATCTTACATATAATGAAGCCGTTAAATTAGGCTTTGGTACTAAAAGTAGTACTGGACAGCAAATAAGCCCAAAACTAAAGGATATAAAAACGCTTATTAAACTAACTGAAGAAGATCATAAGATAAGCTTAAAGTTAGTAAGAGAAACTTATATTGATCTAGTAAAAGGTGAGAGTAAAATAGCAATTGAATGGACAGATGAAAGTATTAACAAATATAAAGGCCAATTATCTAATCTAATTACTAGACAAATAAAATCTGTGTATGATAAACAGGTTGAAGCAAACAAAACAGTTTTTGATAATTTAGATATAATGAATATAGAGGCTTCCCCATCATTTCTTCAAGATATGGAATTTATGTTAACTACTGCGTTATTAGGTAAAAAGTTACCTAAAAGGAAGCGTAAATCAGTAAGCAAAACACAATATAAATTATTAAATGCTCAAAAGGTAAGAAGTGCAAGACGAAAGTTAGAAAGTAAGACACTACCAAAGTTACCCACATTTAAACAGATAGATGCAGGTGCAGATTTACCATTATATAGTATAATGAGTTTAATAAATCAAGCATTAACAGAACAAATTAAAGATAATATGGGAGATTCAAATGATCCACCTGTGTTATTAAGAAATCAAACAGGTAGATTTGCAGAATCTGCCAAAATGCTTACATTAACAAGATCTAATAAAGGTGTATTAGCAGGTACTTATACATATCAAAGAAACCCTTATGATGTATTTTTACCCGGTCATAAATTAGGTACACCTAAAAGGGATCCTAAAATATACATAGAAGGATCTATCAGGGAATTAGCTATAGCTATTATGAAAAGAAAATTCCCTGGATTAGCATTGGAGTTACTATAATGTCATATAGAAGTAAAATAATAAATAAATTAGTAGATACAATCTCAGAAGATGTTAATGCAATAGATCCTTACAATTCGGACTTAAGAGATAGAGTTTATAATAAATTAAAATTTTGGGATGAAGTAAATGATTTCCCATCAATACATATTAATGCAGGACAAGAAACAAGAGATTACTTGCCTGGAGGATTTAAATGGGGACACCTTTTAGCATCTATTAGAATTTATGTTAAAAGCGAGTACCCAGAAGAAGAACTGGAAAAGATTTTCGAAGATATAGAAACAATCATAGATGGTAACGGCAACCTAGAATATGATACTAATAAATTTACAGAAGATATGCAAATATTGTCTATAAATACAGATGAAGGGTTATTAGCACCTATCGGCGTAGGTGAAATGACTATAAAAATAATGTATGATTTAGAAAGTAATTAGATAAAAATCTAATAAATCTAAACTACATTAAAAGGAGAATAAACTAATGGCTAGAAGTTTAGCAAGAAATACAAAACTATATGCATCTACCCTAACAAAAACTGCGTTAGAGGCAGGTAGTGCAAGTCCTACAGATACTTTTGAAGTAAAAGTATTAGATGGATACTCTTTCTCACAAGATACTGCCAATCAAGAAATAAATGTTAATGAAGCTGGTACAGCACCAGTTCGTGGTTCAAGATCGTTTAATACGGCTCTTAATCCAGCTGATGTATCATTCAGCTCATATATTAGATCATTTATTAATGCAGACACTTATGGTGATTCTGGCGAAAAGATACTATGGTCAAGTGCTATGGGTACAGCAACAGGTTTTACTAATAGTGCTACAGCAGGCTCAGAAACTGCACCAAATACATATGATAGAACAAATGGTGCAGGAACAGAAGATCTTACATTTAATTTAACTACTTCTAATTCAAATGAACTACTAACACTTACGTTAGTATTTAAACTTGATAATACAACATATGTTGTAGAAGATTTTAATGTAGCTACAGCAGAAGTTGACTTTAGCATTGATGGTAT